AGTTGTCTACCTTTATACCGAACAAGGTCAGTTAGTAGCTAGGGGAACGAATGACCCTAGGTCTGCCATGGATGATGATGTTATAAGGATAACAACTACTAGGGAGATAGGGGCTGATGCCCCTACTTTTACTGTTGAGCTTACTAGAAAAAAGGACTGGAATCAGTGGGTAGCTTCTAACGATCTAATAGTAATAAAGATGCAAAGACCACCTGAAGCATTACAAACTGTAATGTTTGGTTTGGTGGATGACTCAAGGGATACCGTGTCTGTGACGCCTGATGGGACACCAGCTAGGTCTGTAACGATCACAGGCAGAGGTATAAGTAAGGCTCTAATTAACTTTGATGTAAGTATCGTACCAGAAGCTGAGTTCCAGATAACCGCTACTGGATGGGTGGAATCCACAGGGGTTACACTATCTGGTAAGAAGCCATCAGAGATCATAAAAGCGGCATGGGATATAATCTGTGCTAAGCACATTAACTACACGTGGGATAATGGAAAGAAGCTATTTGATTACGCCACATATAGAGTTGTGGATAGACCAAATATGACTATGCTTGATAACTCAGCTGTGGCAAACTGGCAAGGCAGTATATGGGCTTTCTTTAGAGAGATAGCTGAAGATCCATTCTACGAATTATATGAGGAAGTGGAGAACGGAGTACCAGTTATAATTGCTAGAGCAACCCCATTTAATGAGTCTGACTGGAAGGCTCTACCCTCATTCACAATTACTGACCAGCATGTGCAAAATGAAGAGTTGGGTAGAAGTGATGTAGAGACTTATACAATATTCTCGGTAGGGGCTAAAACCCTATTTGCACCTAATGATGTATATAAGACTTTCGGTGTACTCCCATATTGGTATAAACCTTATGCAGATAAGTATGGTAACCGAAGACTACACGTAGAGTCAGCCTACACAGCAGTTGCCAACTCCGACATCACAGCAGACCAGAGTACTATAATGCGTAGCATGATGAAAGACCTGTATAACTGGAATATCAAGAATAACAGTATGGTCAATGGCAACCTCATAGTTCAGGGTGAGGCTGGATATAAGGTTGGATGCCGACTAAACTATGCGTCACTAGAGGGTGATGTTGATAGAGAATACTACATCACATCAGTCAGTCACTTATTCGAGAATTTTGGTGCATATGTAACTCAGCTAGGTGTTACTAGAGGCATAGAGTCAACTGAACGATTCACCGCACCAGTTGATAAATATACTGAGTATTCCGGACTAGGCATACTACCTTATGACCCAGTTGCTGCTAAGAAAGCCCTTATGGATGGTGGCGGTGATACAGGTTCAGGTTCTGGCACCCTAGACATGGGTGTTGCTATGAAAGTGGTGGACGGTGCTAGAAACATTATGAACAATGGTATCAATGGCAAGAAAGTTCAATATGTGTTTGGTGGTAATGACCCAATAGCGGGTAAGCTAGACTGCTCATCCTTTGTAGAATATGTATACACGGCGTATGCTGGTATGGATCTAGGAAGGGTGACTGGGGTGCAGGTACAGAAGGGTACACAGGTAGACAAAAGCCAAGTACAACCTGGAGACCTAATATTCTTCAAGAATACCTACAGTAATAATTATATATTTGGTGTTTCCCATGTAGGTATAGTTAGCGGTGATGGTAAGTTCATAAATAACTCTAGTGGCGCTGGTACAATTGTTGAATCAGACTGGACTACATCATACTGGCAACAACATTTCTTGATGTTTAGGCGTGTCTTACCTACAGTTGACAGCAGTAGCGGTGGATCTGGCTCCCCTCCTAATACATCTGGTGGCGGTTCAAACCCAGATAAGATATGGAACTTCCTCATTAGTAAAGGTCTAAATAAATATGGTGCTGCTTCTATAATGGGTAATTTACAACAGGAGAACCAATTTAGTACTAGTGGTGATGGTTTAGCACAGTGGACTGGCCCCCGTAAAACAGCACTCAAGAAATACGCCAGTGACCACAATCTCAGCTCTGATTCCCTAGATGCACAGTTAGGGTACCTGTGGCAAGAGATTAGTTCTGGTATCTATATAAAGGTAGATACTTTGAATGGCATGACTGTCCAACAAGGTACAGTATATGTCTGTAATAAATATGAGGGTGCCGGTATACCAATGATGGATAAACGAATTGGATATGCCTTGGCAGCCTATAGTAAGTATGCTCGGTAAGGGGTGAGAACATGGCAACTGATAATCAGCCTAATATTAGGCTACAGCCACATTTAGGCAGAGTGAAGGACAACTACAAACCCCACAATAATATGAATGGGGTTTTGGCTATAGCCAAGGTGCTAAAAGTGCACCACAAGCAAGGGACTGTAGATTTACAGATCATTAAGACCAATGATGTAATCTCTTCAGATGCTAGTAATGAAGGTAAGTTTGCTGCTAGGATTCTCACCACTACAGCAAACTTTGATGCTGTCACAATGTCTAGCTCAGGTGTACTTGAGCCTATGCAAGAAGGTCAAATGGTTCTACTAGCATTTGTGGATGGGCTAAAGGCTAATCCTGTAGTGCTGGGTAGCTTTCAGCAGACTTGGGATGCAACACAGAACATATTACAGGACACATATCCATTACAACCAGATAATGGTGTGTGGGATAGAAGACAGGCTCTCAAATACCTAAGGGTTCACCCCTCCCAGTGGTACATGCGGGTGGATGGTATTGGTGCTATGGAGATGTCTCACCCATCTAAGACCTTCCTACAAGTTGATCCAGATATATATGACGAGGGTATTAATGATACACACAGAGGGTATGACCATAGTAATCTGAACGAGAAAGACCCTATGTTTGGTGACACAAGGTCAGGTAGGACACAGGAGTCTACCAACCCAGTTAATATACTATTTGTGCACAGGAGTAGTGCAGAGGATGCTTCTACTACTTGGACTAAATTCTTTGTGAACTCATCAGGTATGTTTAGGGTCACTAGGGATAACAATGATGGCATGTTATCTTACCTACAGATGGAAGACACAGGATCTATCAAGATTCGTAGGCAAATTGATTCCCCTGTTCACGAGGATGGTAATAACTATTCAGAGATTAGTTTGGCTGAAACTGGTGAGGTTTCAATAGCAAGGACGGTAGATGGTGGAACTTCTTCAATGTCAATTGATGGCAACGGAGACATTATGATACAACACTCGTCTGGAAAGTACTTGAAAATTGACAGTACTGGAATCACTGGAGACGGTATTAGTGGTGGGGGCGGTTCTGGTGGTGTAGGATACTATGTTAGTGCCACTGAGCCAGTGAATGCTCCAGATGGTACTTTCTGGATAGACACAAGCGATTTGGGGGTGTAGGATATGACACTTAATAACCAAAGTGATGGACAATTTACACTGAAACGTATAGAATTCGAGTTCAACAACACGTCATACAAGTTTGCCCTCAACCCAGAGGAATATAGCATTTCTGAGCCAAATAGGGTAACTATTACACAGACTAAGGGTGGAGCATTTGCAGACGAATTTGGTGCAGGCTTACCTACAATTACAATGAAGGGTACAACAGGTTTTAAGAATGGTACTAGTTCAGGTACTACCGGATATACTAAATTTGATGAGTTGAGGACTACTATACGTAATGTCTATAACAGATTATCTCCTGGACAGATAGTGACTCCTGATAAGGAGATGATGTTCTACAACTATACAGATGGTGATTTCTGGGTGGTTACCCCACAGACATTCCAACTATTGAGAACTGTAGCTAGACCATTATTATATACGTATAATATAGAATTAATAGGTTTACGACCAGCTAATATTCCTAGTTATAATCCATCTCCTAGCACACTAATTGTCGGCACAGGGAGGATAGGATAATGAGTGATTACACACAAACAGCCATAAGCGCCATACAGACTAATTTGGGTGATGTTTTATATAACTTGTCGTATATACTAACAGACAATAACGGTTTAATGACTGACTCAAATGTTAAGTATCTACTAAACAACCTACAGGTGTCATCAACAGGTGTGATACAGTCTAGTGTACCAAGTCCTACCCATCCTGGTGATGGAGTACTGTTACAGGATATATTCAATCCTATAACATCTGCTAGGTGTGCAGATTTGTTCTCTCGACTATTAATAGGAGACCCATCGGTGGTCTACCGCAGTGAATATCCTATAGACAAACCATCTAGTCCAATACTGGATGTAAGCTCAGATATACCTAGCACAGTTGAATCAATGCTGTGCTATATGTATATGGAGATGTATAGTTTGTACACAGCACTAGTGGAATTCAGAACAGGTGATACATTTGCCATTACAGACGTGGAATTATCCACTATGCTATCAAACACTAGAGCCATCTCCACCGCATTAGGAAATGTGGATAGTGATTCCGTTGTGTATCCTTTATTGAATATCTTGAGATATATACAGAGGGCTATTTTATTAGTTGAATATTATATGCCTACAATATTGGGGTGATAACATGGATTATGTGGTACGTATGGGTGACACCTTACAGACTATAGCCCAGAACGTCTTAGGGGATGCCACACTGTGGACAGACATAGCAGCAGCTAATAACCTGGTATATCCTTACATCTCAACGGTCAAGTCAGACGGAGTGGTATCGGTTGGTAGTACCATACAAATACCAAAGACTAATGTAATTACGGGAGATGTGGAGACACCAGATCTAGGGACAGACTTGAAATTGAGTACAGATAAGTTCAATCTCACATCTATAGCTGGCGGAGATTTAAGTATTGTAGATGGAGACTATGAGCTAGTATCAGGTATAAGCTGTGTTGTCCAGGATACAGCACATAGACTTATGACAGAAGTGGGTTCAAATCCATACTCCCCAGAGTATGGCAGTCGCATTCCAAGACTGATTGGTACTAAGAGAGATACTACTTGGCAGACAAAAATTAGTCTTGAGGTAGAGAGGACACTAAGGACTGACCCTAGGGTGACTGATGTGCATGACATCAGCCTATATCAAAATGGTACAGCGACCTATATTGACTATACTGTCACAATAGATGACATGATATATAATGCAAAGGAGGTACTGTTCAGTGAAGAAATTTAAGGATATACTACGGGATATGGTCACTTGGATGTCTTTAACAAACACTAAAGTCACCAACTTCACAGTTGGTTCTGTTGTACGTAGCATAATGGAATCTGCGGCTATAGAGCTTGAGAGTCTATATTACTTCGTCCAGAGTAAATTTGAAGCACTACAGGAGAATTCCATATACAATAGCTTTGGTTTCTCTAAGAAGCCTGCTACACCCGCAACTGGTACAATTACAATTAACTTCAACCAAATCCTGAGCCAAAGTATTTTATTCCCATCAGGCACACAATTCTATACAGTTCCTATTGATGGGCAAACAATTTACTTTGCAAGCACACAGGACGTGACTGCCAGTATAGGTACTTCCTCAGTTAATATTCCAGTACAATGTACACAGGCTGGGACTGTGGGAAATGTACCATCATACACAATTCGTAGGGCAGTGCAAAATACCCCAGTCATGGGTGACATTTATAATGCAAATAGATTCTTTACAGGTGCTCCTGAAGAGTCTAAAGAAGAGCGTAAGAAAAGATTTAGTACCTTTGTTAAGAGCATCGCTAGGGCAACCCCAGATGCTGTAACATATGGGTGTTTACAGGTAGCCAATGTAGCTGGTGTATATGTACAAGAGGGAATCGGAATGGTATACGTATACGCACACAATGCTGATGGAGACCTAACAGACCAGATGAAGACAGATCTGACCAATGCACTCTATAATTATAGGGCGGCAGGTGTTATGTCCTTTGTAAATGCCGTAACTAAAAAATCAATTGACCTTAACATACAGGTTCTAATTAATCCAGGATATAACAATGACACAATTTTATTTAAAGTGGAGGATTTAGTGACAGTCTATTTAAGTAAATTTACAGTGTCTAAAAACTTGATTAAGGCTGATTTAATTCGTTATATTATGGAAATAGATAAGGAAGCAATCGCCAACATCACTATAGACCTGACTACTGACGTAGCTGTAGCCCCTCAAGAGCTTATACGCCCAGGTACTATTAATGTGACTCAAATGTAAGGGGTGATATTGTGGGTATGAAGGAAAGGCTTCAAGCCATATTTACACGCAACACGGAATCAGAAATCTCATACCTAGCTGGTTCCGTGGATGATTCAATAGACAAAACAATAGACACAATAAACGAAATGGGTGACATCCAGTCAGAAATCACATCTGCTACTGGGGAGTACTTAGACGAGTGGGCACAGTGGTTTGGTATATATAGAAATACTAATGAGACAGATGACTCTCTTAGGACTAGAACTCTGGCATCCGTCACCAATAGGAGTGCCACTATACCAGCCCTTATAGATGCAGTTAAGAGAGTCATGGGCGATGACACACTTGTAGAAGTGTCTGAAACATACAAAGATCTAAGAATCTTCAATGTCTCTACGTATAGCGGTACTGGTAAGTATCAAGACACTAATACGACGAGACTAGGCGTGGTACAGATTAACATAAATAAGAGATCTACTCAACAGCTGGTAGATGAGATAAATAGGACTAGGGCGTCTGGTATAAGTGTTATATTACAGTACTTCAATGCGGAATTGCTCACAGATTCTATTATAGTCAATGATTCTATGTCTAAGACTGACCACTCCAGCAGTACGGCATCTGGAACCATCAATGTTACAGACTCCATCACTGTGAAATATATTAAGTTTGCATCGGTACACTTGTCAGATACTATCAGCCCAGCTGATACCAACCATATTGGTTCAGTTAAGAGGAATTTAACTGATGCTATATCGGCTTCAGGTAGTATATCAGTTCATGTACCTATTGTAATTAATGAGCGTGGAGGCTTAGTATTCAGCGGTGTCAGCACTTCAGGTGTTAGGTCAATTGGTAATGGTCTAGACGAAACTGGACGTAGAGTATTCTCATATTGATATAGGGAGGTTTAACAATGGCAATAGATATTAGCCAAGCACCATATTACGATGACTATGATCCAAGTAAAAAGTACAACAAATTACTAGCTGTACCTGGTCGTGTAGAGCAAGCTAGGGATTTTACCCAAATGCAAACCATGATATATGACTACCTACAAAGACTATCAGATACTATCTTCAAGAATGGATCTGTTATCTCAGGTATGGGTTTCGTTATGAAGACATCAACTATCCTAGTTCAGGATGGTAAAGTGTATCTAAATGGTAAGATACACATGTTTAACCAACAGGAGATAGCAATTACAAAGGTTGGTCTTGAGACAGTCGGTGTAAAGGCTGTAGATAGTATCATAACAGAAACAGATGATTCTAGTCTACTTGACCCGACCACCTCCACAGGTAATTTAGGACAACCAGGTACACATAGGATTAAAACTGACGTTACCTTGGTCTTAAATGACCCCACGGCATCTACCATCTATACATTCCAAGATGGTAACCTTCAGTCGGAAACTCCTAGACCACAGTTTGATGGTCTAGCCGCTATGTTGGCACAGAGAACCTATGATGAGTCTGGAAACTATAGGGTTCGTGGTCTGACACTTGATGCTGAACCTTATGATGCCAACAATGTTAGTTTAATTGTAGAAGCTGGTACTGCCTACGTCATGGGATACCAGATCATTAAACCAACCCCTATCAAGAATCTAGTGGCTATCTCTAAGGATAGTAGGGGTGTTATTGGGGAACCAAAAACTTATACAACTGGTACATCCAAGTACCTTCTAAATAATGTTCCAGCAAAGGACATTACGCAAGTAACTGCGTATGTGCAGGTATCAAATGCATCGGTCACACGTGGTGCTACTCCAGGTGGTATTGATTACCTACCTAAAACTCCTGTTGTGAGTGTACAGTCCGTTGTTGCTGGTGCAACCACATACGTTCAAGGAACCGATTATCAGCTTACCA